AGTAAGTTTACCATCTTCACTTATATGAGCTATATTTTTATAATCACCACCTTGACTTTGATTTCTATCATATATGGTTAAACCATTACCTTTAAAAGCGGCTCCAGTATCAAATTTTCCAAACTTACCTTCATTTACGGATTCTTTTAATCCGAAATCACGTAAGTAACCATAGGATACAAATCTTAAAGCATCATCTTGATCTACTTTGTATTTCTTAGCCAGTTTAATGACTAAATCTTTTGTAAGTTTTGAATTAGGTAAGTTATCAATAGCTTTTGAAAATTTAGCATCTACGAATTCACCGGGATTTTTCTTCAATACTTTTTCATTAGTAGTTTGATATTCTTTAATAACATCATCTAAAATCGTATCAATCATTGGATTGAAATCGGGACTTTCTTTCTTCAAACGACTTTTTTCAGCTCGTCCTCTATTTTTTGATTCTTTTTCAAATCCCACGATTTTTCCCCCTTTGTGTGAGGCGTCTTTACCATCACCATTTCCATAAGTACCTTTATCTCTATTGTACTTATTTAATTCTGCTCTATATTTCTTTGATTTATCAGAAGATTGAAACTTCTTATACTCGTCTTTATAATCCCTATCGGCGGACTCGTCTTTTTTTTCTTTTTCCCACTTCTTAGCCATTTTAGGCTTAGTAGCATGCATCCATTTCCGTTGTTTTTCGGATTTAAAGGGCATCGAATTAACCCCTCATGATTGAGTTGATAATTCTTTCTATATTATTTTCTGGAGTCTTAGGTTGAACGGATTCATTTACAGGTCTCATAAATGCACCATGTGTGGATGGATTTGATACGAAATCGAAAGCTATTAATTCAAAGTCAGGTTGAACCTCTACTGTATCCTCGCCATCTGCTTCTTTCATTGGCTCAACACTACCTAATCCCCTTGAAGAAATACCAAGTTTAATACCTGATTTAAATAATTCTTTCAAGATATTACCAGCGGGTGTAGATAAGACTTCAACTGTTCCTAATAAATCATCACCATCCCAATGCATCTCAATAATATTATGTGAGGCATTGTTTAAATTAACAACAGAACTATCAGGATGGTCTAACTCACCTAATGCTCGTCTTTCTGTAACCTGATGTTCTAAATATTTTCCGACTTCTTTTAACAATACTTCTCTTGGATATACACGTCCATTTTGATTCTTACTTTCTGCTCTCTGTAATACACCCTTGACGATTAATTTTCCACCGTTATCTTTAATTGATTCATCAATTTTTGTTCTTGATATATCAAAAGGTCTAACATCTACTAATAATTGTTTATTCATTATTTTACCCTACGTTTCCTGTGTATACAAAAGTTATATCGCCGGTAGCAGCAGTTGCTGATGTCCAAGCAACTGGATTAATATCAAGTCTAACTGGTCCAGCATCAGCCACAACGGTTGAACCACTTACATATGTCGCTAAACTTCCAGATTGATATGCAAATGAATAACTTCCAGCTCTATTTACCATTATATAATTAGGTCTATCAGTAATAACTGTAGCAGCTGGATTTATTGACCGACCATAAGCACTTACTGGTATTGCTTTTGGTATTGATTTTGTACTATCATTTGGATCTACTTGATACATTAACGTCCTCCCCAAGAGTTTCTTTTAATCCAAATATCACGTAAGATATCGGATACTTCTTTTCTTATTTGTTTTTTAATTTCTTCCATATCACTACTATCAATACCCTCATCCATGAATTTATAGCCAGTTTGTTTTTCAAGATTTTTCTTCTTCTTCTTACTGGTCTTTCCAAATGCATTAGGTGTTTCAAATCCAGCAATACTTGCCGTTGAAGTCATTTCTTTTAACTTCTTTGTAAATAATCCCCGCGTAAGTTCCCTTACTAACGAATTAAATTTTGTTGAGTTCTTTGTCAAGTTCATAATATCTCAATAATTGAACGACTGAATTATCATCAGTTTTTCTTGATTCATTTAAACAAAATTTATCAACACAATTAACTGCTTCTTGTAGTTTGATTTTCAATACCTTATCTTTAATCTTACTTACTTTTTTATTCAGTTTAGTTTTTAAAACGGGTATTTGATTTTCTACAAATAAAGAAAAATTATTAGTATTTGAAATGCTACTAATATATTCTTTTAATACTTGTTTTTGAGGATCACTCAAATTAGTATATTTTTTATTAAATTTTTCTAACAAAGCCTTGTAAGATAAAATTCTCAAATCTTTATCTTTCAATTCATCATACATAAAAGTATCAGTTTTTTTAGTAGTTATTGTAGTAACATTTTCTAAAATAATAAAATAACTTTCTGTCTTTTCATCAGCACTTAGTTCACCAATACCTTCAAACAACTTATAAGTAGAGGCATAGACTTTATAATTAGGTACGCTTGAAGAAAATAATTGATTAATATCATAATGTTCTTTAATACTCTTTATGATATTGTATTTTTCTCTTCGTAATACGGAATTATTTAACTTTCCCCGTTGTCTTAATACCTCAGACAAAAAGAAATCAGCTTTCTTATCTGATTTAAATTTTTTCGATGTTATCAAATTATATAATGCCAGTTCTTTTCCAATTTCGGTATGTTCATTAAATTGTTTTTTAATGATTTTGATTGCTGGTGAATCTTTTTTCTTATTCAAAACATCTACTGTCACCTGTCTTAGTAGAAATTCAAATAAAAGTCCAGCATTTCTCAATTTACTATGTCTGAATTTGCTCATAAATGTTCCGTTTTATTTCTATACAATTATTCATATATAAATATAATGTAATTTAGAATAAGTGGGTATTTACTCTTCTATTATATTATCTTCACTTAATAACGAAGAATCTTTTTTAGGGAATTTATTCTTTAATTGACTTAAAATACCCTCACGAGCAACGGCAGTATGTGCTTTATTAGTAGCTAATGGAGAACCACCCTTAAATTCCCTCTTTCCATAACTTCTATCGCCTTTTTTAAGCTTACCGTCATCTTCTCTTGGTTTATTCTTACCAAAATGTTCTTTTTCACTACCACCCCAATCACCAGGTCTTGCCATATCATCATCTTCTTCAGATGACTCTACTGGTTGTTCAGCGGGGTCTTGACCTTCACTTTCTATCTGTTCGAATCTATATTTTTGTTTTGTATCTTCAACAATATCTTCAAATATTTGTTTTTTCTTATCATCTGAAAAATCAAATATATTGTCATAAATCCACTTACGTGAAAATAATTTAGTATCCATAGCTTTTTCAGCTAACTCAACTTGCTGATTCATTAACTCAAGTTTCTCTTGCTCATGAATCATAGATGGATTCTGTAATTCTAAATCAAAATCTATTAAATCTGAATCATTAAACCCCTGACTGTATAGATGAACTATACCGATTTTAGTTAATTCACTCACGACAATTTTTTGAAGTCTTTCAATAGTACGAGCAAACCTAACATCTTCAGCAGCCAATGTGGCTTTACCACCACTCAATCCTTCTTCATAACCCAAGAAGGCTTTTGGAATCCTAAGACTTGCCATTAGTTTGTTTCTCAAATATTCAACATCTTCTATCGCATCATTATTAGATAAACCAGGAAGAGTTTCAATAGAAGTTCCACTATCACCACCACGAACTGGTAGGAAATAATCTTCCGTTACACTCTCCATGTTATATTTTAAATTATACTCTCCTGTACTTTGGTCAATAACAGGAATCTTTTTCATCTTATTGATGATTTTTTGCATAAATTGTTCCACTTCTCTCGGTGGTATATTTCCAACGTCAATTTTAAAGATTCTTTTCTCTGGTGCTCTCATGATTCTATGAATTAACATGGCATCTTCCATCAACATTAATTGTTTAAATACCTTTCTACCACCTTCTAATTGTGATTTACCGTATGGTAAAAAATTAGTATCACTCATTAATCTAAAATGAGCAATTTCATAATTTTCTTTTATTTCTTTTTTATCATCTTCTATTTCAAATTGAATTAATTGTGGATTAGCCAAATCGTGATCTTCTAATCTAGTAATATCATAAGCACTTATTGGTTTTACATTCACTACACCATACTTGTCGACAATATCAAGTAATAAATAAAAATCACCATACTTGGTTAGATTTCGTATCCAACTCCATAGATTAAATTCAATATTTATAATATCATAGTATAAATTATGAAGAATTTTTCCAATTTTACTATTCTCCGTTTTTATTTTTAAAAGTTCTCCTTCAATATTATCAATT